CTAGAGAACCCATAGAACCCCATAATCATCTTTGCCTCTAAAATATCTAAACCATTAAGTTTCTTAATTTCTCCAGACCAATGCCTTTGATGATATTCCGCAAGTGGTATTCCCATTACTGCTGTTTCTGGTATAGTTTCTATATATTCAACAAGCACTTTAGCCCAGTTGGGTGGCATCAAGAAATCTGAATCCATCTTGAAAATCCAATCACCTGTAGAAAGAGCATAACCTTGATTAACTGTCTTCTCTATTCCTAAATTATAGGTTCTTGTAACAGAAATATCAGGACATAGCTTTCTCATAACTTCCTGAACTCCATCAGTAGAACCATCATCAACCCATACCCACTCTAATTTCTCGGCAGGTATTCCAGCATTCTTGATGTTTTCACTTATACAGTCCTTAGTTAAGATAGCCCTGTTATGTGTTGGAACTACTATGCTAAACTTCATAACTTTTGAATTGTAAAGAATAATTCTTCACCAATCTTCTCATTTTTAATAATAACAAAGTCAGGTAATCCAGACCTTGTAAAGGCTTCTACTTTTTGTTCGTTCCAGAACGACTTATGTCCTGGATAGAAAGCAGTTCTAGAGTCTGAGTGTGGAAGTCTATTCTCCATATTTCCTTTCACTTTTAAGACCCTTAATACCTCTTTAAAGAACTCTATCTCTTCATCTACGGATAAATGTTCAAGAAAATGTGATGTTCTAATCTTGTCAACTGAGTCATTAGGGAAAGGTAACCCATTAGTTACATCCCAGATAATAGCTTGTCCGCAGTCCCTGTTATCTATTCCATAGTGATTTTTCTCTGTTTTAGAAGCACAACCAATATCTAAATTAACTTTCTCGTTAAAATCTATATGTGGTATTTTGTTCATCTTATTTTTTATCAAATACGTCTTCCCATTTTACAACAACTTTGCTTAGGTCTCTATTCTCCTTAACCCAATTTTGTTGTTTCTTTAGAAGTTTAGCTCTAAACTTTTTATCTACGATTAGTTTCTCTAACTTCTTAGTCCAGTCTTTTAGATTATTTTTAGCCGTATAGCCTACCTCACCTTTATAAGGCAAAACATCAGATGCTAAGGTTACTGTTCCTGCGGCTGCATACTCATAGAACTTAAGACAACTCTTAGAGTGATTAAATTTATTATCTTTTAGTGGTGCTAGTCCTATATCAAAGTTAGCTTTCCTCATAATAGCTGGGAACATTTCTGGTGGATAGAATGGGATATGAAACCAGTCTAATCCTTTTAGAGAAGTAAATAATTCAAGAGCAGTCTTGAAGTATAAGTTCTTCTCTGGCTTTAATCCTTGTGTCATTAATCTTTCATACATAAACATTTCTGATTCTAATGGACTACCAGTCATTCCTTGTATTGCAAACTGAAACTTATGTTTCTTTTGTATTTCGTGTAATGCCTCTATAATAATCTTTAAGTCTCCCCAATGTGAAGCTGCTCCAGAATATCCTATTCTTAGTATATCATTCTTCGGTAACTTAGCACCTATAAGACTATAATCAATAGCATTAGGACAAACAAATACATTTTTATTAAACTTTCTTAATTTTTTAGCTAAGATTTCTGTGGTAGTTGTAATAGCATCTACTTCTTTCATTAAATGCTCATATTGTCTTTGTTTTATTTCCGATATACCAACAGATGGATTATCAGGATTAACTGTCCATAAATCATCATCTACCTCATAAATAACTCTCTTGCCCAATCTCTTATATTCTCTCATAAGAATAAGAGGGTCTCTAGGATAGTATCTACTAAAAACAACTGTGTCTGGGAACTCCATCCATTTATCTGGAATGTTAGAGCCCAATGATATAAACGCAATATCGTGTCCTCTATTTTTTAATGCTTCGGCAGGTAAGTGATTTCTGTAAAACCAACAACCTCCACGAAAAGCATAAGGACTGTCTAGTATGTAAAGTATATTCATAATTCTTTAATAAATTTAATAAATTTCTCAAATTCCTCTATCTTTCTTTGTATCTCAACTAATTCTTCTCGTCTTTCTGTTTTACCTTTCATTACTTCCTTAATAAGATAGTTTTCCATAATACCAAAAACTGCTAAGTCTTCTCTTTTGGTAGCCAATAAATGCCTACGAACTTTACGCTTGTAATAATTGACAACAATATCGTCAAAAAACTTTTTTATTTTCATAATTTTATTTTAATAAAATACCTGGCAACTACTTGCGGTAGAAAACCAGGCATTAAGCAAGTAGTTTTTCGATATATTTTCTTAATCAACTACTTCCATTATAAGTTATTAAAACTTATTTGTCAATAGTGGACTATATGTCGTTCCTTACAGGTACACATAAGAATCTAGAAGCATTCTTGTTGAACACTTTTTGACCCCAAATAGTAGATGTAACGAAGTTCTTACCTAAGAATCCATCACGGTCTCTAATGACCATACTAGGAGCCTTTTGTAATACCAAGTCAATTGCACCTTGCTTACCAAAGTATAGGTAGTCAGTTGCACCAGTTTCTGCGGCAAGATTAGCCGACATACCTGCGTCAGCAGTAATATTACCAGAAGGTAGGTTATTGGAAACATAAATATGGAATCCCATAAAGTCTCCAGCGTAACCATTTCTTAAAGTACTATCTGCAACATTGTAACCTACGTTGGCTGCTTTGTATTCGATTAAGGAAGCAACTGTAGGAGTTAAAATTGCGACCCAGTCGCCATTTTCTCTTACGTTGTTATCTCTTAATTCTTTTCTAGCAGAACTGAATACGTTGATAATATTAGCCGTAGTAGCACACAAAGCTCTTGTGTCAGTACCACCAGCAACCATATCGGCTGCGTCTCTAATATCACCAGCTGTAACTAATAGCAAAGCGGCGGTGTCAATGGAGTCTTTCAATCTGTAACCCATTTCTTCAGCCATTTCCATAGCGACACTAATATTGGCTTGAATAGCCTCTAAGTCGTCAACGTAAATTGCGACAACTTCTTTAGTATTAATGTCAATATATTCAAGGGTGAAATCAGGGGTTTGAGCTGAAAATCCTGTACCAGGAAGATAAGTTTGTGCAGATAAATCTCCAAAATAACTTTTGTTGATTTTATCTCCAACTGTTAACTCTCTCCTCATATCAAGATTACAAACATCCATTGCTACCATTGTCTTGTAAAGAGGGACTTGCAAAATCTCAGACCAAATGTCTGGGGTCATTGCACTTATCTCTGCTCTTGTAGCTGCCATAATTTTTTAATCCCTCCTAAACGAACTTGCCTATTTCTTCTGCCATTTCTTCTGATAAGATTTAGGCTTCCGAATTAAGCCTAGCTTTTGAAAGTGTATATCCTTTTCATCGATTGTCATCTCAGATAAAGGTTTTTCTTCTTCCACGCCTGGTTGTTTAGTCGAGGGCGTTAATTCTTTCTTTTCTAATTCGACTTTTTCAATATGAGCTTTCTTCCAAAGTAGAAAGTCCTCGTCTTTTTTAGCTTCCGATAAAGAAATTCCTTTCATTTTAGCTTCAGCTATTAATCTGCCTTGTTCGGCTTTATCTAGACCAGATAGAGCAGAGGTTACTTGAGCTATTTTTTCAATATCGCCTAGTGCTGGGAGTTTGTCCTCAGTCTTGGCTTTCAATTTTTCCTCAAGAGATTCTCTTAGCTTTTTCTCGTCTTGATACTTTCCGTAAAAAGCATCAGCTCTAAGATTAGGGTCAGACTTCTTCTTGTCTTTGTCTCCAACCTTATCCTTATCTTTATCTATATCGTCAGTAGTTTGGTCTACCGTTTCATTTGTTTCGGAAGTTGTGTCTTCCTTTTTTTCTTCTTCCATTATTATTTTAAAGTTAATGGTTACTTTTAAAACAGTTTATGGAGATGTTGAGCTCCTGGAACAGTTTATGGAGATGCTAAGCTCCTAAAGTAGTTTATAGAGATACTGAGCTCCTCGACTTTTTAACTATAATCTTCTTTCGTTATTTTTGGAATATCCTCTTTTAAGAGGTCTAATTTTCTCATTATGTTTTTAAAACTTTTTATAGCTATTTTTCTACCTAGTGTTTCTTCCCAAGACTCAACTGTCGTCATATCATTCATTTCTGTAATCTTCTCTTCTAAAAACTCCTTAAGAGCTTTACCTTGTGGACTCTTAGCTAACTTTTTTAATTCTTTTAATCTTTGTTGCTTATTCATAATCTTGTTTCTGTTGGTGGTCTCCCAACTTGTTGTGCTATTGGAGCTGAGACTCCTCCACCTGCACCTCTTGGTTGTGGTAGGTTCTCTAACCCTCTAGCTTGAATTTCTGGTTCTATATCTATAGGTGAGATTCCACCTTGTTCTAAGTATTTATAAAATATCTTTTTCTTTGCAGGGTCAGTTAATACTGTTGGGTCTGCTGTAATAGCTTGTAATGCTTGTAATAAGTTTGCAGCTCTTACACTTGTATCTATTGATTCACCTGTAATAACTATATCAATATCGTATTTAATGCCTTTATAGAAGTTATCTCTAATTTTAATAAACTTCTCTTTCATATTCTTGATACTCTCCCCTATTAAGACTCTCTTTAGTTCTATAAATCCCTTTGGAGGTATTACTCCTTTCTTTTTAACAAACTCAATTATTTGATTATTCAATTCTCTAATCTCCAATAAATTATTCAACTTATCAAGGTCTTCACCAGCTATTCTAAGTATGTGCTCTGGTGTCATATCTTTTTCAAACTGTGGAAGTATAGCTTCATAAAGCAATGTCTTTACGTCTAAAGCTATGTTTTCTCTAATTTGTCCGAAGTATGCACCTGCCATACCTGCTGCTATTTTAGCAGAACCTAATGGTGTTCCTGCTGGTAATCTTGCACCAGATACTACATCATAGGAAACTGTTAGTTCATCCCTAGTACCCATCCATCTATTTATTTCTGTTGGATAAACAGCTAAATTCCTATCACTCATATCAACTTGTGTTAAAGGGTCTTCTGTATTTAAGACTTCACCATTAACAACATCTGTTAACAAGTTTCTTTGCACTCCATCATCTCTTGTTTGCCACAATCTTAATGCTGTCCAGAAAGTAGCCTTAGCTCGTAAGTTTGTTAATTCATTAACTCTAATCTGTGGGTCAAATAGTATTTCTACTCTACCTACACCAAGCCATCTGCCTGGTATCTTCTCCCAATGAAACTCCCAGTAAGGATGTCTCTTTACTTCGGTTTCATCTAAAAGATAAGAGGATTGCTGTACTACGTCTTCTGAAACATCGTCATCTGTTATTCCTGCTTTACCAGCCATTACAATTCTCTTGTAAATATACTCTCCTTTGTCTTCTACTTCTCCGTATCTCTCATAGACCTGTATAAACTTATTATTCTTACTGCTTCTAAAAGACTTTAATGTTTCCTTTACATTGTCCCATCCTTTCTCTTTTCCTATTCTCTTAAACTCATAAGGAGTATAGTTATGTCTTTCTGTGATGTAACTTGATTGGTCAAGACTATCTGCGTCTTGGTTTATCATAAAGTTTCTAAGGTCAACAAAGTGAGGTTTTCCACTTATAACTTTTAAAACTACTGAACCAAAGATTGGTAATTCAAAGAACATACGATTAAGAACCTTTCCGAACTCTTTGTCTTTCATCCAGTATTTAAGGTCTCTCTGAAAGAACCAAGTCTTTAGAGGATTGCCACCTGCTGCTGTCTGAATGTTTATATCTTTAGTATCAAAGTCAACTGCTTTTGTAGAAACATTACAAGGATTTCTAACTAAGTTTAAAAAATACTTTTTATCTCCCTGTGAGTCTATATCGCCAGATTCAAAGGCTGATAGGTAGTAGTAATAAATCCTTTTAATCGTTTCCCATTGACTAAACTGAAGCTTGTCAATGATAGTAATTTTCTTTGATTTAAAGTCTTCTACCTCTTTTTGTATTGTTGTTAAAATGTCCATAAGTTATTTATAAAAGTTCCTAATACTAACATTATAACATATATAAATAATTTGTCCAATTTTGTCAAGTGTTTAGAAATATTGGAAAGTTTTTTTAATAGGAACGACCTTTTTTCTTGCTTCTCTAATAGCTGTAATTTCAGGAGATAAACCCCAATAACCCAATAAGGTACTCATAACATCGTCATCGTGATAATTCCTTTGTGCTCCTGCTCCCTTTTGTCTAGCTACATCTGTCCAAATAAATGTTTGTAATTCATCTATTGTATTAGAGTCATAAATCTTAGGGTATCCAGTTCTTAATAGTTTCTGAAAGTGAGCTATAAGAGCTTGTTTAGATTGGTGGTCTGTCCAGAAACCTAACTTCATTGTTTGTCTCTTTTCCCTGTAATTGAAATGCTTTCTTCTATAAACCCTTAAATCTTTTATTCCCTCAACTAAAGCTGCTCCTGCTGCATTAGACTCTGGAATTATTAGTGGTTTATTATATTCCTCATATAAAAACTGAACCTTGTTAATAAGTCCTGGTATTGTAATGAAACCATTATATTTTGCTACCTTTCTACCATCTGAACTAACAACAGATATAGAACTAGGGTCTATTGAACCCTCTGATGGGTCAACTCCCATCTGATAAGTCTTTCTAGCATCAAAAGCTTCATATATTTCACAACCTTGTCTTATCATTTTAGGTTCTCTGTTCATAGCTTTTAGTCTGACTATGTGTTCCTTACTAAAAACCACACTATCAACTAATATATCTGGAGACCAAGTACCCTTAACATACCTTTCTACCCAAATATCACTATGGTCTAATAGGTCATCTATATAGTCCTGCGTCAAGTTTGCCTTGTTGTCAAGTGTAGAACTCTGTAATAGGAAAGTATTTTTCTTTGTATCCTTTTTAAAGTACTTATAAGCCCAGAAGTTAGCTGGATTACAAGTCATATTACCTTGTCTTATAGGAACATTAGTCCTTCTAAGACGTGTTGTAAGAGCTGTAAAGACCTCTTGGTCTATTTCCTCTAGCTGGTCAATAAAAAAAGCTCCTAAGTTAAGAGATTTAATTTTCTGTTGTGCTTTCTTAATATTGGACTCTGTTCCAGACTGCATAGCGTCTAATCCCATTAAAATAATCTCTGAACCATTAAAAAAAGAGATAATACTATCCTTAACTCTGTATTTATAGAGGTTTGCTGGGAGTATTTCAAATAAGTCTGGTAATAAAGCCCTAGTAACATCAGATAAATACTGTCTTCCTAGTAAAATACGATTTTTAGGAAAACATAAAGACATTAAAATCAGCTTCATTAACAAAGCAAATGACTTTCCTGACCCAAAACCACCATAGAATAAGCAATATCTTTCTTGTGCATCTATAAATTGCTTCTGCTTTGGAGTAAAATTGTATGTTTTATTATTAAGCTCTATTCCTTCTATCTTTCCCTGTAATAATAACTCACCAATTCTTTGCCATTCTTTTACTAAGGCAAGATTCTGCATTAGAACTGCGTCTTAGGAAATCCTAGCTCTGCTCTTACTACCTTGTAGTCTACATCCTTTAAAGGAAAGATTTTCTTATTATCCCAAAAGATAATAGCTAAATTATCACCTAGTTTAGTGGTAGATTCTTTTAATAAGTGTTGCCAATTCTTCTCTGTCATTGTTTTCTCTACCTTGAAAGGCATAATTCTTAAGTCTTTTTTGTTTAAAAATACAATTTCCATATTATTTTTCTTTACTAATAATAACTTTTACTGTACCTGCCTCAAGTTCATTCTGCTCTGTAGGGTACAGGTTCTTTGCCTTTATCCAAATATCAATAGCTCTGTTCTTAGCAGATAAGCTATCGTCTTGCTTAATGTTCTTATTAAGCTCTCTTGCTACCTCTGACCCACTTGCTAGATACTTAGTTAAAGCATTTTGATATGTCTTAGTTTTCTCTATTTGTATTCCGTGATGAATATCAGAATAACCAGCCTCTAATTGAGCATCTGATTTGTTTTTACCACTCATTCTACTTTTAAGATATTTTACAGGTTTAGAATTAGGGTCTGCCTTTTTTTTATAACCTTTTGTTTGTTCCATAATTTTACTTATATTTAATATTATTTATTTTCTGGTAAGAAGAAACTTAGAAATGTCTCTGGAAAGTATCCGTGAGTTGATTGTATATGAAATAAGAAATCGCCTTTAAGAAAAGACATTAAGGGTTTTCTTTGTTTTGGAAACTTATTGAGTATTCCTTCTGGAAACTTACACTTACAAAACGGACATTTCTTTTCCTTATCCATTACTATTAATGCTCTAAGAGCTTTTTCTTCTTTATTCATAATTCTATCTTATCATAATAACAAAAATAAGTCAATAGTATAGTATGTTTTGGAGCATTTAAGCTTAAATCTTCCTTATAGGCACATTTCAAAACAATAACATCTTGTAAGAAAGCACCATATTAAAGTATACAATGTCTCACGGAGGATATAAAAAATAATCAACCTTTTTAATCTTAACCTTTAAAAATTATATGTTTTTTTATAGTTTTTATTAATACCCCCCTATCTTGTATATATTAGTCTTTAATTTCAGTATGTGTAGATGGGGTATATATATATATTCCCTCTTAAATTCTGACTCTAATACCTCCCCCCCTATTTATTTTAGAGAGTGTGGGGTGTGGATTATCTTTTTCCCTATCTTTCTATCTTCTTTGTTGTTATGTATTATCTATTATTAACTATGATTAAGATTAAAGCTCCCAATTGTAGTAATACACTTGATGACTTATATCTCTATTGGTTGAAACAAGGCTTAGGTTGGCGTTTAGAGGCTCTTAATATGGATTATTACTATACTTTATAGGGGTTATATTGTTACTGCTTCTCTATCTCTATTGGTTGGTTGTTGGTCGCTGGATTATATCGCTACATCTTTATCAGGTTGTCAATGGTGTGCATAACTATTGCTATTCTATGTTTCTTTACTACAAGCCAACTGTTAATAACTATGGTGTTATAGCCTTAAATTGACATAATATAGACAAGATACTTGACATAGTTTAGTGGTTTGATATAATGTAGTTAGAAAGGTCGTTTATAAAACAATAATAGAAAGATGAATAAGATTTTTGTAGAGTATCTCAAGACATTACCAATAATTCCAAGAAAAGATGAGAAGGGAAGAATTGTGGTGGTATTAGGAAACAGGGGAATTAGGTCAACCTTTCCTGATGTTACAAGAGCAGGAATGGATGAAGCGATAAAATGGTTGAATGAAAATAAGTTATGTATCTCTTATAGTAAGGGAAAATACTTGAAAGAATTAGTAAGATACGAATAGCTCTTGATAGTGTCAATCTCTCAAAGAGCAGAGGTTGATACTAATGAGGAGCAATTAGATAATGAATAGGGTAAGAGGGTTTAGTAGGAGAGCAGATATCAATTAAGATTTACCTAATAACAACAATAGAGGTCTAAACTTAACTGATAAAAGAAATGCTTTACTCTCTTATTCCTAAAATGCACATTAAAAACTTAATAAGGAATTACAAAATAATAATAATAAAATGAACAAAAAAGAACTTATAAAAGAATTAAACGATAAAGGCTGTGAGTTTTCTAAAATTAGATTTTACTCTAAAAGCCCTTACCAAAAAAACAGATTTAAACCAGAGTTTGTTGGTTGGGAGGCTTGGGTCTACACTAAAGCAAACTCTCATTTTGGGGCTTTAATAACACAAGAGAGTTGGGAACACGATAAGGAATTAGAAATATCAAGTTTACATTAAATAAAAATGAATACATCAGATAAAGTAGGGGTCATTTTAGGGGTTGTATTGTTCGCAGTCTTATGTTTTTGGTGGGTCAATGTCATCAACGCAAGAGATGAGCAAGTATTAAAGGTCTATGAGCAAGAATGCGGTAACGATTATGATAACATTGATACTGCTATCTGCTTAAGAAAGGTCTATTATCAATATAATTTAAAGTAAGATGAATAAATTAAAAAAGAAGTGGGTTCTTATAAAGGGTGCAGGAAACTCTATACTTGCTAATAAAGGATTCACTATTTCCTACAATCCCAATACTCGTTCTTCTGCTTTAGGAAGTGCCTTAGACGACTTGCTCCACTCTTTAGGCGGAGAAGATAAAAATTATACAGGAGAAGAAACAGCAATCGTAAAAGAAGGCAAGAGAAAAGACTACTATATTCTTAATGGTGATTTTAGAGAAGAATACGAAAAATTAGTTCACAAAGGATTCGACGCTTGTTATGATTTTTTCCTAAAAATGAAAGAAGATAAAGGTTCAACTATGAACAACTAAGTATTAAGAATAACAAGAGCAATAGAAATATTGCTTTTTGTTTATTTTTGT